ATAGACGAAAATGCAGGAGAATCAGAAAACAGAATCACAAGACGCCTCTGATGTATTCAAAGACAGAGGATTTCAGAAGATAGATAAGGCAGTTAATCAGTCTATTGCTATTGTTAAGCAAGCTAAGCTTGGTAAACGTAATGTCCTAGCTACATCTTGGAAGAGACTAAACAAGAATTTACTTGGTGGTCTACAGAAAGGTAAGATGTATGTTATTGCAGGACGTCCAGGTGTTGGTAAGTCAGCATTTAGTAATCAGCTGGTGTTTGACGTGTTGGATACAAACCCAACTAAACCTATCATTGTATTGTATTGGACATTCGAGATGCCCGGTTACCAACAGGTAATGCGTAGTGCATCAAAAGATGTAAAGAAACAAATGTCAGATCTATTGTCAGTGGAATCTCCACTATCAGACATAGACTTTAAGACATACGCATCTAAGGTACAAAAGTATGGACACTATCCTATCTATTTCAACAATATACCTCGTACTATGGAGTATATTATGCAGACTAACGAAGAACTATTCTTACAGCACCCTAATCACACAGTAATCAACTTGTTTGACCACTCACGTTTGATCCGGGGTAACGAAGAGACAGAACTACGTAGGTTGAACACAATATCTAAAGGTTGTATGTGGATGCAGTCTAAGCTAGGTGTAGTTAATGTACTACTATCTCAGCTTAACCGTAACATAGAACAAGAGCATCGTGCTAAGAATCAGTACCAGCCATTACTAACAGACTTGTTTGGTGGTGACTCTATTGGTCAAGATGCACATGTTGTTATGATATTGAACAGGCCACATGATTTGTATGGTATTACAGAAACGTACTGTGGTGAAAATCCAAAAGGTTTGTTAGCATGTCATATGGAAAAGAACCGTGATGGTTTACTTGGTATGATAGGCTACGAAGCAGATATGTCTACATTTACTATTAAAGAAAGGTCGTGATAACTGAAGTTACTAGAAAGACATTTACTATACGAGAGTCTGGTAGGTCTACAGATTTTATTACACCTAGTTTTGGGCACGGATGTTTGTATGATTGTAGCTACTGTTACATGAAGAGACACAAGCCTGATGGCCTGACTATTGCAAAGAATGTAGGTGATATACTTACAGAGGTAAACAATCATGCATACTTTACACCAGTAAATAAACCTAACCAAACACACCCGGAACATACAACTTATGATATAAGCTGTAACGAAGATTTTGCATTGCATGCTAAGTACCACGATTGGGAACGCATCTTTGAATTCTTTAGGACACACCCGGTTGCTATGGCTAGCTTTGCTACTAAGTATGTAAATGATAAACTACTGACATTTGACCCACAAGGTAAAGTGCGGATTAGATTTAGTCTAATGCCCCAAAAGATGTCAGACATACACGAGCCTAACACATCAAAGATACATGATAGGATAAATGCTATCAATAGATTTGTAGATGCAGGCTATGATGTACATGTCAACTTTAGTCCTGTCATAGTATATGATGGATGGCTAGATGACTATGCTCAACTATTTAAGGACCTAGATGATGCTGTGTTACATAAAGATAAAGTGCTAGCGGAAGTTATCTTCCTGACTCATAACTTTAAGAAACACAAAGTCAACTTACAAAAGCACCCAAATGCTGAAGTAACATTATGGACACCGGATATACAAGAGATTAAGAAGTCACAATATGGTGGCGAGAACCTCAGATATAAACTTAAATTCAAGGGAAAGTTTATAGAGCAGTTTAAACAGCTGCATGACAGTATTGTCCCTTGGAACACTATTAGATATATATTTTAATTATGGAACTACCAAAAACTGTGGTAAAGGCGAGCCGTAAATCGCCTAAGAACATGATAATCTATGGTCCACCTAAGATAGGTAAGACTACAGTATTGTCACAATTGAAAGACTGTTTGATTATTGACTTGGAGGACGGCTCCGATATGGTTGACGCCCTAAAAGTTAAAGTTAACAGTTTGAAAGAGCTTGGAGATGTTGGTAAAGCAATCATCAAAGAGGGAAAACCGTACAAATACATTGCTATTGACACTATCTCAAGACTTGAGGAATGGTGTGAAGCTGATGCAAAGGTATTGTACATGCAGACTCCTATGGGTAAAAGCTTTGAGCAGAAGAACCCTGGTGCGTCAGTACTATCATTGCCTAACGGCGCTGGCTACTTATACTTACGTATAGCCTACAAGAAATGGATAGACAGACTGAACAAACTAGCGGATCACATAATCTTAGTTGGTCACCTAAAGGACAAAATGCTTGAGAAGAAAGGCAAAGAGGTTGCTGTAAAGGACCTTGACTTGACTGGTAAGATCAAGCAAATTACGTGTGCTAACGCTGATGCTGTTGGTTATATTTACAGAGAAGATGATACTACTATGGTTTCATTTAATTCTTTGGATGATATTACTGCCGGTTCACGTTGTCACCACTTGAAGGGAGAGACCATGCCCTTAGACTGGTCTAAAATATTTATTGATTAACCGCTTAATATTTAAACAAATGATTGAAGCACGCACAAACAACCCTGGCGAGGAGACGCAGAAAAACCAAACACCAGAAACTATAACCGTGACTATGATTCTAGAAGATCTAGATAATGGTATTGATCGTAATGGTATCAAAGACAAGTATAGCCTAGAGACTTGGGAAGTAAAACAAATGTTTGAACACCCAGCATTGAAAGGTAAGAAAGCAAGGAAGGTAAGAAAACTTTCTTTCAACTTTGTAGATGATACAGCTGTAGATCCTAATCAGACTAGTATTGCTGTAGAAACTACAGATGCTGTTACTATGGATGATGTAGATGTACACACAGAAGCATCTATGATTGTAGAAGCTACTCCTGAGTTAAATCATCTTAATGACTTTGAGCAAGAAGATGACACGGACAGTTTTGATTATTAATTATTAAATTTATTATTTATGGCTATTAAAAGCAATGACAGTAATGTCGAAGTTGCAGGCGGAGGTATTAAACTATTCTCAGGCCTTGGCAATTTCAAAGTGATCGCAGTGAACCCTACAATGGCTGAGCTGCATGAATTGGGTATTATGGTAAAACAAGACCCAAACTATTATGTAGAACTTAACGGTACTGAGTACTTTAAACTCACATTCTGGATTAAGAATGATGACCTTGCTACAAGGTTTGACATCTTAATGAACGGAACAGAGCGTGTATCTCAGACTGGTAAGAACCAGTGGCTTAATAACGTTGGTCAATCTACATGGTCAGACGGAGAACCTGAGTACGACTGGTACAAGAAAGAAGGGCTTCGTAAGGCACTAACCGGTGAGGAAACTCTTATCAATTTTGTTAAGCAGTGGGCTAATGTTGCTAATGGCGACGAAGTTTACTTTGATAGTATAGCAAAGATTGTTAAAGGTGATATAGCTGAAGTTAAAGCTTTGGTTGGGTTACTAGCAAGCAATGAAGTTAGACTATTGATCGGTGTTAAAGATGGAAAGTATCAAACTGTGTACACAAAAGTATTTGGCCGTGTAAAACCACAGCGTGATGACTTATTTGTCAAGAACTTAAATGATGACTATGGCACATTCAATGCTGAGTTTGATACTACTCTTTCTTGGGGTGTATTTACTCCTGAACTAGCTATAGTTACTCCAGACGGTGACTCTGATAATGTGTCAGAAGATGAAGACTGGGTGTAAAGAAGGATTGGTCGTTATATGGCCAAGTTAATAAATAAAAGGGGCAGTGTAAAAGCTGCCCTTTTTTATTTTAAATTCGTAAACTATGATTAAAAACAGAAGCAGTGATGATGTATTGACGCCTGATAGAATATTGTCAAAGATTAGTGAAGCAGATATATTTGCATACTATTGTAATTCTTTTAGACAGTTGGGTTTAGATTTTTGCAGTGAGCTTAGGCAGGACAAGAGGCCCGGGGTTAATATTGTGCTTTGGAAGGGTAGACTTTTGTACAAAGACTTTGCTTACCCTGACCACACATTTGACTGTTTTGGCTATGTTATGGAAGCATACAATGTTTCTTTTTATTCCGCCCTTCGTATAATTGACAATGACTTTGGTCTTAATCTTGCATCAAGTAAAGAAGAGATGGCTTTTACTAAAGGTTACCTTGGGTATCAGTCTAAAATAAAGATTGAAAACAAAAAAGTAACTATAATTAAGAAGAAATCTAGGCCTTGGAAGCGTAAAGACGCAGATTTTTGGTCCCAATATTTGATTAGTAAGAAAACTTTGATTAAGTTTGCAGTTAGTCCTATCTCACACTATTGGATTAATGATAGTAGATTTACATGCAAGCTTAGCTATGCATATAAAATAGGTAGGAAATACAAAATCTATTCACCTTACGAAGAAGTAAAGTGGATGAGTAATACTAACTCTAAACAAATTCAAGGATATGATCAATTACCTCAGAAAGGGAATCTCTGTATTATTACATCAAGTCTCAAAGATGTTATGTGCCTGTTCGAAATGGGTATCCCCGCAATCGCCTTGCAATCAGAAATGCAACTCCCCGAAGCCAAGACGATCAAAGAGCTCCAAGAAAGGTTCAAAAAAGTAGTACTATTCTATGATAATGATTTTACCAATCCTAACAACCCGGGTCAAACCATGGCTGCTAAGATTTGTAAAGAGTATTATCCTATGCGTAATATATATTTACCAGAAGATTATGGATGTAAAGATTTATCAGACTACATAGCTAAGTTTGGCAGTACAGAGGGATTGAAAACAATTATACAATTACAAATATGAGTAACAGAGAGGTAGGAAATTTTAAATATAAAACCAATAAAGAAGTTAGACGGAAGATAGATAAAATTTTACATGATACTGTAATTATGTTTGCCAATTTAGGCACTGGTACACCATTAGATGTAGGCAGTAAGGAAGAGGCAAAGAAATTAGAAGTAGAAATGTTAGATAAAATTAAAGATATTGACGAAGACTTTTACCACGACAGGCTTAAGATACAACGCAGTGAGGAGAAGAACGAAACAAACCAAGAA